GAAGTCCTCGACCGAGGAGCCCGGCGGCCCGCCCAAGGGTCTCGATGCGCGTCGCAAGGCGTACTACGAGAAGGAGATCGCCCGCGGCATCTACACCGGCTGGGACGATCCGATGGTGGTGAGCCAGCTGAAACGGGTTGGAGCCAGCGCGTAGTGGGCGTCACGATCCTGAACCCGCAGAAGCACGGAACGTATCGTCCCCGCTCTCGGCGTACCGTTCACAACCCCCAGAATTTCGTATCCCCGGGCAGGCCGGTTGGGAAGGTGGTCGGAAGCTGGATCACCGACATGGCGGAGCGGAGGGAGACGATTCTTCTCTGTCGGGGTTGTCAGTCACGGTTCAATCCGAAGCCCTATCACTACTACCGAGAGGGACGGTTTGAGGCCCAGGGTGCCTGCGACGGATGTAAGCACCACTACGGAAAGGTCTTTCTGTTCGTCCACGAGCAATACCTGGGCAAGTCCTGGGATCCAGGCTTTTAAGGAGGCTCCGATGCTCTACAAAAACGATCTCAATGGCAGCGTTGCACCGATCATTCACAAGTACCAGATCGGTGAGGCGATGGCGACGGCGGGGGTTCCCGTTGAAATTCCGACGCTGGCAAACACGGATGGCGTGCTGCTCTGCGAAACAACTACGGCAGCCGATGTTCTCGGGGTGACGCTCGACGCGCAGGCGACCCGCAACACCGCCCAGCAGCCCGACAACTCCGATCCGGCGGTGTACGTGAGCGTGATCGTCAATCCTCACGCGCTGTACCAGGCCACGCTTTCGGGAGGCGCGACGAGTGGTACGGCCCTGACGGTCTACACGGAGACGGCGGGCAGCGCGGACGGTCTCACGGTGACGACGACTCTTGGCACGGCCTACGACGACGGCGTGGTGTGGGGGTACGAGGGCGCAAATCCTGGGATTCTCCGAAAGGTCACGGCGGTGGACGGTTCTACATCGACCCCGATCGTTGCGTTCCCGATTGACATCGCCATCGGGGATACGTTCCTCGCTTCCACATTCGGTCCCGGTGAGCTGGCGGGGATGCAGCTTACGTCGACGCTGGAGCAGATCGATTCCACGGCAGACCTCCAGAGCACCGATAACTTTCGTTGTGTTCGTTTGTTTGGCGGGGATATCGCCAATGAGGGCCGCACCAAGTCGTGGGCTCTGATCTCGATCTTTGACCACCTCTTCGCATCGGGCGGCAGCGTCTAGGCGCAGTCCCGAATAGGAGGCCCACAACATGGCCGTTCCGCACGCTTCTGAGAACTTTGGCGATCTCTTGGATCCGCGGTTCCAAGACATCTACAACGATCGGCTCGCACAACTCGAGGACAAGGTGTCCACGCTGTTCTCGTTCGAGTCGGCCACGAAGACCACCGAGGACATGCGCTTCAGTCAGGTCGGTACGCTGGACGACTGGGACGCCTTCACGGGTGCGGTCGACTACGACTCGATCTTCCAGGGGTACGATGTCACCACGACGCCAGTGGAATTTACTAAGGGCGTTCAGGTCAAGCGCAAGCTGTTCGACGACGGCATGTACCACGTCATGGACCAGAAGCCGAAGGCGATGGCAACGTCCTACAACCGGACGCGACAGAAGCACGCCGCAAGGCTTTTCACGATGGCGTTCTCCACGGATCCGTTCTTCTACAGCCACTCCGAGGGTGTTGCGCTCTGTTCCAACTCGCATACCACGACCTCGGGAGCGTCGACCGCCAGCGGCTTCGACAATCTGGGGACCGCGGCGCTCTCGGCCGTGTCCGTGGCGGCGGCACGGATTCAGATGCGCGGCTTCCGTGGCGACCGGGCGGAGCGGATCCACGTCATGCCGAACGAGCTGTGGCACCCGCCGGATCTCTACGAGATCGCGCAGGAGATCAATCAGTCCAGTGGCAAGCTCGACGTAGCGAATAACAACATCAACGTTCACCAGGGCCAGTACACGCTTCACGACTGGGAGTACATGAGCAACACCAAGGATTGGTTCATGGCCGATTCGGTAGGGCGTACGGACAATCTCAAGTGGTGGGACCGGGTTCCGGTGGAGTTTGCTCACGTCGAGGACTTCGACACCCTGATTGCCAAGTGGCGCGGGTACGCGCGGTACTCGTGGCTCTACATCGACTGGCGCTGGGTGATGGGCCACAACGTTGCCTAATGGGTGAACGAAGCCGGGAGCGTCGAAGAGAGCGGAGAGTGGCCGCTGCCGCCGAGCGCAGGCGGCAGGTGAGGGTGCGCCGTGGCCTCGAAAGGGACTCGGCACCGACCGGGGCGGTCCAGACCGCGAGCGGCGTCGAAAAGCCGCCGGCTCGTGGCCGAAGCGTCTCGCGAGGTGGAACGAAACGAGCCTGAGATCGTCGCTCACACGCGGCGAAAGTTAGGGCGGGAGCGTGCCGAGAAGCAGAAGACCGCCATCAAGCTCGACAAGGCGAGGCGGCGGGGAGCACGAATCCCGAAGCGTCGGAGGAAAGGTTGATGGCGAATCGAAGGCACAACAAGCAGGTGGCTCCTTCTCAGTCGGGGGGCGGCCACTCCGTCAATCACCGCGGACCCAGCACGCAGCCGATGCCCGAGCGCACGGCTCGGTGGCCTGGACTGCCGGGAAAGACTCAGCCCAGGGATCGCGGGGGCGGGGTCAAGAAGTGCAAGTGCCACCCCTCTTCGGAGGGGATCTGACATGCCGGCGAGACGCAAGCGTGCCCGGAAGGCATTCAAGGCGCTGAAGGCAATTGATCCGAAATCAACTGTTCGGTCGGGCGAGTTTGGCGCGGGTATGCGCAAAAAGATGCTCGATCCGAAGTCAACGGTTCGGCCGGGCGAGCTACGCCAGAAGAGGGCGAAGAAGGCGAAGACTCGCAAGAAGAGAAGGTAATTTCGCGCTGCCCGGGCCGGGGGTGCGCGGCTCTCGGGCGATAGCGCAATCGTGCCAAAGGAGATCATCATGGGGTTCATCACCAAGTACGGAAGTCTCTGGGGATCCATTCCGCAGACTGCGGGTCGTGTGTTTTGGGTCGCTGCTGCGGCTGACTACACCGTCGAGGGGCGGTCCTATACGGCCAGTGACGAGAATGACGGGCTGTCTCCCGAGCGCGCGATGGTGACCCTGGACGCCGCAGTCAACGCGGCGACGAGTGCCGGTGACGTGATTGTCGCCCTCCCTGGGGATCATACAACGACTGCTTCTTTGGCGATGGACACTGCCGGCGTCACTCTTACGGGTCTGCCCAGCGGGACTGGGAACTTCCTGAAGCAGCGGGCTTCGATCACTGGACCCGCAGGTGACGAAGCTATCAATGTCACGGCGGCGAATATCGAGATCGCGCACCTCACTATTGTGCCGATCACCGCACTGACCGCGATCGACTTTACGGCGGATGGAGACAATCTACACATCCACGATTGCCATTTCGACATGGCAACACCGGCTGCGGATACTGGTACTATTGCGATTGAGGCTCTCGGGGCAGCTTCCAAGCTGCTTGTGCAAAATTGCTATTTTGATAGTGGCGGTGCTCAGGGCGACGCGATCGTAGCAACGGCCACCCTCGACGGAGTGATCCAGAACAGCGTGTTTTCGTGCTCCGCCGGATCGTGGGCTTCCGTGATTCTGTGCGGTGCGGCCACAGATCGCTTGCTTATTCGCGACAATGATTTTATTTGCTCCGGAACCGCTATTACCATTGGCGTCAACGGCACGGGTGCGACGTTGGCAAGCGGAGTGCTGTGCCATCGCAACGTCTTCGGATCGCTCGTGGGTGTGGGCATTGATGCTTTCGATGCGGGCGAGGCCGAACTCGCGGAGAACTACGCCGCTGGTGTCGGAGCTACCGATGGTGGTGTTTTGATCGTTGCCATCACATAGGAGAGTTTCCCCCATGCCCGAACTCAGCATCGAACCGAAGCCCGTCGGTTATTTACGGGCGCAGCAGATCGAGGAGTTGAAAGAGGACAAGAAGTACCTCGAGGGCCAACTCAAGGATCCGAACATCCAAGAGCGTGGCGATGTGGTGAAGGCGCTGAAGCGTCTGGATCATCAGGTGGCGACCCAGACGGCTCCGATCCTCTCTTCGGAAGGTCGCGATGCAGCGGAGAAGGAGCGCAAGGAGCTGGAGGCGCACATTCGAGGTCAGCTTCTTTCTGCCGAGGAGATGCGGAAGAACCCGACCGGTGCCGTTGGCAAGTACAACCGTGGCGAGAACAGCGCGAAGACCAAGAACGCCATCCTTCGCTGGAAGGACGTGATGAAGATGCTCCACCCGGGGGATCCCGACCCGGACCTCTGCAACGTGGAGAGGCTGCGCAAATCGGCGACCACCCACATGGGGATGCACGACGTTCAAATTTCTGGGAAGGACTATCACTTCGCACCGGATAGCGAGGCATATCGTCAGCGATGGGACGAGACGTTCGGGGAAGCCACGCCGGCCGAGATTTTGAAACGGCAAGAGGATCTGGATTTGCGGTTGCAGGCAATCACGGCTCGACTCGATGCTGTGGAAGAATCGGACCCACAAGCTGAGCCCGCCGCGAGGTCAAGGGGGGCGAGTTCGCGCCGTGGGGGGCGACGTGCGCGGTCGGACCTTGGCCTCGCGGACTCTACTCCGTAGGGGGATTTCATGTCGTTTCCGTATGTTTTCGAGAGCAACTTCGAGAGGGGGACCAATGCTGATTGGGACTCCGAGGAAGATACGGCGACTCCGGCCCAGATCGATTTTCCTCACTACACCGAGCTGGCTCGTCATGGAATGACTCCGCACAGTGGCGCGTACTGTATGCGGGCGGTGCTGGCGGGGCAGACGGACGACGGGACAGTGACAGAGGCCGACATTGCCATTTCGCTGGACGGCCTCGCCACGATTCAGTTCTGGGTTTATTTCAGCAACAACTTCACGGCGACAGCCAATGAGGCCGCGGCGGCATTGTTCGAGCTTCAGAGTGCTGGGGCCGTCGAGCTGGCCTTTGGATTCCGCATTGCCGATGCCTCGACGGACGTAATCAATTTCGGGATCGGTAAGCTGACCCCCACGGTTTGGGGAACCCAGGCGATTCAGCGAGGGCTGTGGCATCTGGTTGAGATCGATGTTTCGCTGGATGCAGGAGGGGGCAACGACGGCGCGGCTACGATCTATGTGACTCCGGATGGATCGGGTCGCACTGCCGGGACTGCTCATGCCACGGTGGGAACTTTGAATCAGCTTGCCGTGACGAAGGGAGTCTTGGGCATTCAGGATCACTTGGCAACCACGACCGGGACGATTTTGTTCGACGGGTTCGTGATGGACAATGCGGCTCGCGTTCAGGGCGAGTTGGATCGTTGGAACTCGACTATTCGAATGACCCAGAGTGGTCATGCGTTCGTGGGTTCTGGGGTCATAGACAACATTACCCTGGTAGGTAACGGTGCTGCCAGCCAAGAGCTTCGTCTTTGGGACACCGACGAAGCGTTGGGTGTAGGTGGTATGGGTCACCCGCGCATCGAGCTGCACACCACGGGCACCAGTGAGATCGTGGACCCGGCATCGATGCCGCTTCGGATTAACAAGGGCTGCTACATCGAGCTGGACGATGCTGTGGACTCCAGCGCTTTGGTTCAGGTGGCCTTTGCCTCTGGTTGGGGCTCGGAATCCAACGTCATCCGCCACGGACTTGCGAGGTAGTCATGGGAACATTGAGCAAGCTTGGCCCGCTGTCGGGCGTCTCTGACCTCACTTCGCTGCTGGATCTACTGTCGGACCCCAAGAAATACAAAGCTGCACTGGCTGCGCTCACGGCTCAGATCGATGAACTCAATGTGAGAATCGAGGCCGTCGGTAAGGTGAAGGAAATTGCCCGTCTGCGCGGCGAGGCGGAGCAGATGAATAGGGAGGCGTCGGCCACGTTGAAGGCGGTGACGGATCGCATCGCGAACGATCAGGCCCATTCGCAGAAATCCATTCAGGAGGCCAGCGCCAAATCGGCAGCCAAGATCGGGGAAGAGCGGGAGAAGCTCGAGGCGGCGCAGGCATTGGTGAGCCAGCGAGAGAAGGCGGTGGGTGACCGAGAAAAGGCGGTCGAGAAAGTGGCGGCGGAAGCCCAGACCATTCACGACGCCGTGTCGAAGGAGAAGGTTCGCGTCGAAGCGCTGATGTCTCAGTACAAGAACAAGGTGGCGCTCATCGAGGAGACGCTTGGGCGGGTCGCGTGAAGTTCTTGGTCGTCAAGGTCAAGGCGAACCGGAGCCGCAAGGGGAACCGGATGATCTATCCGGAGCCCTTCAACGCGGATGAGGTTCATCGGTCCATGAAAGGGCCGTTGCTGTACGAGGGAGGGATTACCCAGGGGTTTGGGGACGACAGCGAGGAGTGTTTGATCTTGCTGACGGACGATGTAGCGGACAAGTACGACGCCAATTCTCGGAATATGCGGATCCTCACTCGAGTCGAGGCGGAGGCGTGGCTATCCAATGCGCGGAGCATCCAAGCTCAGCCCCAGGAGCAGGTCACGGACATAGACCGGATGCACTCGATTCAAGCCAAGGTGGCGGCGCGCATTAAGCTCAGCAAGGAAGATCTTAATGCCCTGGATCCCGATCATCCGGTAGTGGGTATCAATCGCAGGCACAAGACCGTGGCCGCGATCTTCAAGGTGTAGAGAGTAGCGATGGCAATTTCTCAACCCGACGGACTTGTCATCAACCACGGCTTGCTTTCTGGTGCTTCGTTCGGCGTTGCCTATGACGGTTTTTCAGATGCTGTGCTGGACACGGCTGCGTACAGTGCCGGCGTTCGTTTGGGTGGCGCGTGGGACGGGGAGGATCTACTCACGGTAACTTTTGGGGTGACTCTGGTTGTGAAGCATTTTGGGTTTGGTCCGCTTGTGGATACTGCCTTTGTCACGTTCGGATACGACGCTTCTCTCTACGGCATTGATTGGGATGGAACCAATCTTGTGAGCACGGGTCGGGCCAATGGCAATGCGTATCAGCATGTTGGGTTTTCCGCGACCATCAACGACACCCTTGCTATCGGCGACGCCACAATCTCGGACTGTTCTTGGAATTCAAAAACGGGGAACTTTTCTGCCACGATCGACTCGGCTAGTACATCGACCATCAATCTCTACCAGGGCTTCAGCATCGTGTTGCTGGACACCATGATTCACGGTCAGGCGCTCACCTTCTATATCGCGCACGGAGATGACGGAACCAACTATTACCAGGCGGGTCTGACTGTCGGCGTGGGTCATATCGCGACGAAGTACGTGGGATTCACTTCCGTGATCGACGATCAGTTTGTTCCGCCCGCGACCTACGGTCTGGTTCAGGGATGCTTCTGGTATCCGCCCGTGGAAACATCGGGCACCCGCCGCGAGCGAGCCAGCAAGGCTCACTACCGCAGCACGATGCGGAGGCGTCACTAGATGGCCGCCTCGCCGAACGAAAGCCCGATCACCTTTCAGGATCTCTACGTCGACCTGATGGGCCGGCTGCGTATGGACGCGACCAACACCAAGACGATTGCGAAGGCCAAGCGGGCGATCAACACGGCTCTGATGGACATGCACGTCGGCCAGGGGGAGAAGTTTCCGTGGGCCGAGCGACAGGCGGTGCTTGTCACGCAATCAGCCTGGACGTTCACCGGGACGGCCACGGCAACTCAGGGCAGTGCCACGCTGACCCTCAACGACGCCACCGACGACCTGACCGCCGATCGCGACGGCAACGGGATCTACGCCAACGCCGAGCCCGGCACCAAGTTCATCTTGGCTGGCGATACGACCCAGGTCTACGAGCACCAGATTGCGGCGGCGGCGCAGACCAGCACGATGAGCTCCGTCTACCTCGGGACTACGAGTGCCACGGCCAGCATCCGCGCCTACCGAGACGAGTATCCGCTGGCGGCCGATTTTCTGAAGCCGGTCGATATGCGCAACTTCGGGGATCATCTGAACTTGCCCCTGATCGACCGGATCCGGTTTCGGCGGCTCTACCCCAATAACACCACACCCGGGACGCCGCGCGCGGCGACGCTGTATGAGCGGTACGTCTATCAGGCGAGCCCTAACGCGGAAGACCAGTACCAAGTCAAGCGGATTCTGTTCCACCCGCCGCCTAATGCTGTGATGCAAATCCCGTACAGCTACGTGACGAACTATCTGGCCGTAAACAACACGGCGACGGATGGCGGCGAGGCGCGGATCTCGTTGACCGAGGACGACGATGAGCCGATCATCCCTCGTCAGATTCGGACTGCGATCGTCTACCACGCGCTGGCTGACTGGTACCGCGATCGTCGGGATGATCAGCGCTCGGCCGAGGCGCGGCAGCAGTACGTGGAGATCGTGAACCGGGCGATTGCCGATGTGGAGGTGACTTCTCCCCGGCCGCGCTTCCGTCCGACGCGGGCTTACTCGGTTCGGGCGAAGCGGCCGTGGAGCGGCTCGGGGCGCTTTGATATCGGCGGCCGCTTCGATCGGCTCGAGGATCTGTAGTGCCGAGCAATCTCCAGAGCATCCTCCACACCTTCGGTGGGGGCTGGGCGCCGGATTTCACGCCGCTGCTCAACATCGGCCCCAGTCAGGGCGGAGTGGTGGAGATTCCCTATCTGACCGATGCGGAGAACGTCCAGTTCGCGCTGGGCGGTGGTCCGCGCAAGGTGGGGGGTTGCGAAAAGCTCTACGCGGCGGCTCTGGAGGGCGGTGCGGCTGTTCGTGGGCTCTTCGATTATTGGAAGATGGGCAGCGGGGGCTCGTCGACCCAGAAGCGAGTGATGCACATCGGCACCAAGATCAAGAAGGACGATGCGGATGGGACGTTTGTGGATTTAGGAACCTTCACGACTATGAGCGCAACCTCAATTCCCAGTTACACGGTGTTTGAAGATGCGCTGATCATTGCCCAGACCGGCACCGACACGCCCAAGTGGTGGGATCAGTCCACAGCACAGGCACTGGCTGGGAGCCCTCCGAACTTCGCTTTCTCGGCGGCGCACAAGAACCGGGTCTGGGCAGCGGGGGTCGACGCCAATCCGTCCCGACTTTACTACTCGGTGCTTCTCGACGAAGAGGACTGGACTGGCGCAGGCAGCGGCACCATCGACATCGATCCCAACGACGGCGATCGCATCACGGGGCTCATCAGTCACAAGGATGAGCTGTGGGTCTTCAAGGGGCCGAATCACGGCAGCATTCACCGGATTACGGGCTCCGCTCCCACGGGAGATGATGGCTTCGCACGGATCCCCTTCGTCTCCGGTCTGGGTGCTGTGAACCACAACGGCATCTTCCGGTTCCGGAACGACGTGGGCTTCATTGCACCGCAGGGCCACGTCCACTCGCTGTCGGCTACGGCAGCCTTCGGTGATTTCCTTGTGTCGTCGCTCTCGTTCCCGCTCAACAACTGGCTGCGGGATCACGTCAACAACTCCGTCATCACCCAGTGCTGGGCAGCGACGGATGAGGTCCGAGGCTGTGTGCGCTTCACGCTACCGATCAACGGCAGCTCCGCCCCCAACTTCATGGCGTGCATGGACTATCGACGCAGCGGGAGCAACGGCGCTCCCGATCCGTGGTGGACGGCAGAGCCGGCGCACGACTGGCCGGTGGTGGCGCGTGTACTGGATGCCGGGAACTCGGATCTGCCGATCTTGATGGCGGGCGGCGACGACGGCTTCGTTCGCAAGATGGACAAGCCCAACCGGACGATTGATGCGGGGTCGGCGATCTCGGCCAAAGTGTTCACGCCGAGCCTGACTTACGGCAGCGGTTTGCACAAGAAGAAAATCTACGTGCTGACGATGGGGCTGGTCCCCAAGGGTGCCTTTCCCCTGACCGTGGGCTCGAAGCGGGACGATCGCCCGGCGCAGAGCGAGACGATTACGCAGGGGGCGGGGGGTGACGTACTGGGCACACCGTCTCCGGCCCCGAGCAACATCTTCACGCTGGATACATCGACCTTGGCGGGCGCCAGCGTGGCCCAGAAGAGCATCGAGCTGGAAGACTGGGGTGAGTTTTCATCGATTCAATATCGCTTTACGCAGAGTGGGAATGATCAGGATATGGAGATTCAGGATTTCTCTACATTGCTGGAAAAGGGTGTGATTTCGGTGGAGGAGCTGTAATGGCGGTTTCCGCATTCAAAACGTTTGTTGCGGGAGAGGTGCTTCCGGCCTCAGATCTCAACAGCTCAATTGCTCAGCTGCTGGACAATCAGGACGCACTGGGTTGGCCGCGAACGACTTCGGCGGCGATGGCGGGGTTTGAGCTATTCCTTGATGCAGATAGCGATTCTTCGATTACTGCGGACACGGATGATGAGATCGACATCAAGCTGGGTGGTGTGGACGTGATGAAAATCACGGGAACAAGACTGACTTTTCTCGGCGAACGTGTGACCACGGTGCGGACGTTGAATCGTCTCGGTCTAATGGGGATAGCATCCAAGGTGGCGGATCTGGAAGGTCGGCTTATCAACGTGAAGCATGACGGGATCTTGGAATACCAAGTCTTTTCGTAAGGAGTGAATCATGGCCGGAACCGTAGGCGTTTCCAAGATCCTGTTGTCGGGTAGTACCAGCGGTAAAGGAATCAAGATCGCAAATACATCGACGACACTGCACACCGCGATTGCTACAGCGGATGGACTCGATGAATGCTGGATCTGGGCATACAATTCCCACACTGCGGATCTACTCATCACCGTGGAATTCGGGGGTACGACGGACCCCGACGAGGTGATCGAATACACGGTTCCGTTTGATGACGGACCTCATCTCGTTGTGCCTGGTTTGATTCTTGCCGGTGGATTGACTTTGGGGGCGAAGGGTGGCACGACGAACCTGATCGTTTGCTATGGATACGTCAACCGAATCTGGACTGCGACGGCGTAGATGCTGCCGAGAATAGTCGGTAACTGGACGCGTTTGGGTGCTGCTTCTCGGCAGAGAACGACCCCTCTGCCGAGGAGCTACCTAACTGGTCTGGGTCTGACCCGAACATCGGCGGATGTCATTACGGCAGCTGTCGGGGTCTGCCGCGATACAGGCGACACGATGAATTTGGTTCGCACGGCTACGCTTGCCAAGGACATCACAGCAACGTGGGCTTCGGGCGGCGGGAACGGCGGTATGAACGACGGCGATGCTGAGGGAGCTAGCGAGTTTTTTGCTTTTCATTTGCTGGGGAACCCGGTGACAGGGACAGTGGACGCTGGGTTTGACACCAATGCGGATGCTTCGCTTTTGCTGGCAGATACAGCTGTGATCGCTGCGGGCTATACCAAGTACCGCCGAATTGGCTGGGTGCGAACCAACGCAACGCCCGACTTGATTAACTTCATTCAAGATGGGGATCTTGTCCAGTGGTTGGATTTGTCTGCGAACGGAACGGACATCGATAATGCG